AATGAAAAAGATAACCATGAGAAAGTATCACATAACGTACTTTTTAAAACGAGGCGATTTAAACGCTTCTGACGAGACTTTACTAAGCGGAATAACTATAGATGCCACAGACGTACTAAAAGCCGTTGAGATGTACTCTAAATTAGTAATTCAGGATGGTTTACCAGCACTTACAGAAATCAAATACATTATTGAACTATGAGACTAATGAGATTTTTTAAACGTTGGATGTTTAAACACAGCGCTGATAACGTGACCGAGTTTGTGATAGTTATTAAAGACAAAGAACTAGCTCATGTAAGGGTTGAAAAAACAAATGATAAAAATGTAACCACCCATTCGTTGTATATTGACAATAAATTAATCAAACAAAAAGTATATGAAAGATAGCATAGTAGAAAGCGTTAGAGACAAGTACAAAGAGCGCTCAGAAAGAGGTATTGAAAAGTACGGAAAGACGTTAGACCGAAATGACCTTTTAGTTAAGGATTGGTTGAACCATTTACAGGAGGAGCTGATGGATGCTACTCTTTACATAGAAAAGTTAAAAACTAAATTAGATAAGTAATGTTAGACAATCAAATTAAAATTGTGGCGAGTGTTTCGATACTGCCAGTAATTGCAGACTTTTTAGAAGACCTAGTAGAGGACAGAGAGTTTGAGAGGAGTGCAAAGATGCACGTTAACAACTTAATTGCTCAGATTAGAAAGTTAGATGACCGTGTTTTAAACGGCGCTAACATGGAAGCAATGGAGCAGCAAATAGGAATCCAACAGGCATTTCGCCAATGGGTTTTACAAAATGTAGAACACAAAATGTAGAATTATGACAGAAGATTTAGCTTTATTCTTTGGTGCATTCTGTTTAGGTGTATCAGTAGGTATGTGGATGGGTATGAAATTTTGGGAATATTTTGGAGGAGATGAAGACAATAAATAGTGATAAATCAAAGGTGAGTAACGCAATTACTTTAATCGATAAATACAATTTGTCAAGCAGAAGCAGAAAACGTGAGCTGGTAGGCATGAGGGGTTATATTATGTTTAAGCTGAGAAGTTTAGGAATGTCACTTGAAGCAATAGGTAAACTATTTGACAGAGACCATGCTACGGTTATTCATGCGATTAAAAAGCATAGGACATACACTCAGGTAGGTGATGTCATTTACAGAACAGACATAGCTCAAATAAAACACGATTTTATAGCTATGAATAAGAACATCCAGTCAAGCATATTCGATGACGTTCTTTCAGCTAATGACTACACTGACTTGTTAGTTATCAAGCAAAAAATTCACTCAGGTGTTTACTTGACATAAAACAAATTAGAAAATTATAGTTATATTTGTAACTGGTTAGAGTCTCAAACATAGTTAACCAACAGGAATTATTTACCCTGTCAATGATGTAGACGTGAGACTCCTACAGATTTGATAGGGTTTTTTTATGCTTAAAAATTTAAAATGGAAGAAATTTGGAAAGACATTCCTGAATACGAAGGTTTGTATCAGGTTAGTAATTTAGGAAGAGTTAAAAGTTTACCTAAAGAATGGACAGTTGGAAATGGAACTATTAAGAGACATAGCGGTAAAATTTTAAAATTACATGCTAATCGACATGGATATTTAATGGTTAGATTAAGTAAAAATATAAAACCTAGAGGTTTTGGTGTTCATCAATTAGTAGCTATTGCATTTTTAAATCACAAGCCATGCGGACTTAAACTTGTTATTGACCATATCAACGACAATAAATTAGATAATAGAGTTGAAAATTTACAAATAGTAACTGCAAGATATAATGCTTATAAAACACAAGGTAAATACTCAAGTCAATTCAAAGGTGTTAGTTGGAGTAAAAAATATAAAAAATGGCAAAGTTTAATATTAATGAATGGAAAAAGAAAACATTTAGGGTATTTTACAGACGAATACGAAGCTCATCTAGCATATCAAAACGCATTAAAACAACATGAGTATGAGCGGTTGGATTAAGTTGCATAGGCAGTTTTTAAACTGGGAGTGGTTTAATAAAAGTGAAGCTGTTCATTTGTTTATGTATCTACTTTTAAAAGCAAACCATAAAGATGGAACTTGGCAAGGTATTGATATAAACAAAGGTCAGTTTATAACATCTTATGGTAAAATTTCTAGTGATACTGGTATCAGTTTACAGACTGTAAGAACACTTTTAAAAAAGTTTGAAAACACGAACGAAATTAACACGCAAACAACAAACAAATATACTGTTGTAACTGTCTGTAAATATGCAGATTACCAAAGCGAAGAAACTCAAACTAACACGCAACTAACAAACAAACAACAATCAACTAACAAACAACTAACAACAAACAAGAATGATAAGAATAATAAAGAAGAAAATATATATAGGAGCTTCGCTCAATTGTCTATATCTAAAATTGAATTTGAAAAGCTATCTAATGAATACACTAAAGAACAAATTGACAGTACACTAGATGACATTGAAAACTACAAAGGCAACGATAAGTATAAATCTTTATATTTGACAGCAAACAAATGGTTAAAAAGGAATTATCCTAAACAACCTGATAAACTACCACTAGACCAATTAGACCCATTGGTAAGAAAAGCAATTGAACTCGGATATGAAAAATACTAAAGGACAACATTTAAAATACTTACTAGACTATCGTAATGGCAAAATAAAGCAAGGTCTAGGACTTGACTGCTACATGGATGAGTATCTAAGATTTAAACCTAAACAACTAAACATTATTCTAGGGCATGACAACGTAGGAAAGACATACTGGATAAATTGGTACTTTCTATCACTTGCACTAAAACACGGAGTAACATTCTGTTTATGGTCAGGAGAGAATCAATACGGTCAGATTCTACGAGACATGATACAGATATACACTGGTAAGAATTTCAAAGAGCTTTCAGAAATGGAAATACGAAATTACTCAGCATACATAGAGCAGTATTTTGAATTTGTGGATAACAGCAAACTGTACAAACCAAACGAGCTGCTTAAGATATTTAAAGAAACAGAGTGTGACGCTTGTTTGATTGACCCGTACACTGGGCTTGACCGTGAAATGGGTTATGAGGGTAACTACAAGTTTTTAAACATGGCTAGGCAGTTTGTAAACGAAACAGGAAAAACTTTGTATATAAACACGCACCCAAACACTGAAAGCGGTAGAAGTGGGAATATTTACCCTGACAGCCATAATTGGAAAGGACATCTTAAACCACCAATGAAAGACCACATTGAAGGAGGTAAGGCTTTTCTAAACCGATGTGACGATATGTTCGTAATCCATAGGCTAATAAAACACGAATCAATGAAATATGTAACTTTGATTTCAGTAGAGAAGATTAAAGACACGGACACTGGAGGAAAGATAACAGCTCTAGATGACTTTGTATTCTGTGATTTTAATAGCGGAAAAGGTTTTCAGATAGGAGGAGCTGACCCATTACGAAACTACCGACCTAAACCACCTAAGCAAACAGAAATACAAATAAACAACAGCTTGAATTACGTTAAACCTGACGATTGTCCATTTTAAAAACAAGAACTATGATAAACGATTTAGACCATTTACTTACCCAAACACAAGTAAGCGCAATAATAGGCAGCTTGTCGATGGAGTTGAAGAGACTTGAGCAGTTAAACGAACCAAAACACGAACCATTTAGAATAGGTACAAAGAAACACCTAGAAGAAATGAAAGAGGTATTGATGCACTTGTTCGTCTCTGAGAAGGAGTTAAACACCTTAAAAAGCGTAAACTACAACCTACATAGGGAAAATATGGAACTGTCAAGAAAAGTAGAACAGTTGGAAATAATGAATAATAATCTAATGAATGGCATATAACGTTTTGCAGCTATGCGCTCGTTTTAATGGCGCATAGGTGCTGTTATAAGCTGTAAAAAAAAGAAGGGGAGATTTTTAAATTTAAAATTTTGTTTTTAAAATGGATTTACGAAATATAGATTGTATGATAATGATGAAGGAATTTCCAGACAAGTATTTTGATTTGGCAATAGTTGACCCACCTTATGGAATAGGGATTGACGGACAAAAAGAAAGTATTTGCAAGAACCCTAAACATAACAGAAAGGCACATAAACACAAAGGGTGGGATAATGCAATACCTACCGCAGAATATTTTAGAGAATTAGAAAGAGTTAGCAAAAATCAAATTATTTGGGGCGCAAATTATTTTGTTGAACATTTAACTAAAGGCACAAAAGGGTGGATATTTTGGTATAAAGGACAAGAAGGATTAACTATGAGTGATGGCGAAATCGCTTATAGTAGCTTTCAAGTTGCAACCCGAATGATAAACCTAAACAGGGGATTGATAGCACAAAAAGGCGGAAGCATACACCCAACACAAAAGCCAGTTGAATTATACAGGCACTTGCTGCACAATTACGCAGAGAAAGGACAAAAGATATTAGATACACATTTAGGAAGCGGAAGTATTGCTATTGCTTGTTATGATATGGGATGCGAATTAACCGCCTGTGAGATTGACGAAGAATATTTTAACAATGCAACGAAAAGGATACATGAACACACAATACAAACCTCTTTATTTTAAAAACAAAATTTTAAATTTAAAAATGTGCGGTGGGATTTTTTTTATTGCTTATAACTAGTTGCTAGGCGCAACAGTTGCGTAAAGCATAACTAAAACGAAATAATATGCGATGTAAAAACTGCAAAGAGAAATTTGAGCCTATACGCTTTCTCCAAAAGTATTGCTTAGAACCTGAATGTGTTCGTGTTTGGGTAGAAACCGAAAAGCAAAAACAATGGAAGGCTAAAAAAACACGGTTGAAAAAAGAACTAATGTCTTTACAGGACTGGTTGAAGTTAGCACAGATGACGTTTAACAAATACATTCGCCATAGAGACAAAGGAATGAGCTGTATATCATGCGGAAATGAGCCTAAAAAAGCAAACGCTGGACATTATTTTTCACAAGGCGGTCATTCAAACGTCAGATTTCACGAAGACAATGTACATCTTCAATGTGAACACTGCAACAGTTATCTAAGCGGTAACCTACTTAACTATCGGATAGGCATTGAAAAGCGAATAGGAACAGCAAGATTGATTGTCCTAGAGGTAATTGCACATGAAACAAAAAAATGGACTGTTCAAGAGCTAAACGAAATAATCGAAACGTATAAAAAGAAGCTAAAAGATGGAATATAACAATGACTTTAGATACGATTTAAAGGTAGGTAAAGTATATGAGCATAAACTAGCAGCACTACTAGGTAATAAAATAGAAGTAAAACGAGATTTTAAATGCTTAGATACAGGAAACATATTTGTTGAATACGAAAGCAGAGGTAAGAAATCAGGAATAAGCATAACAGAAGCTGAGTATTGGTGCTACTGGCTATCAGATTATCACTTTTTTATGGTAGAGACTGAACGCTTAAAGACCATTTGCCGTAATTACTTTAACACAAAACGAGATACAATAGGCGGAGATAGCAATACCAGCAAAGGTATTTTAGTGCCATTGAAAATATTTTTTGAGAATAAGTATTAATTATTGAATAATTGTTATATTTGCGTATAACAAAAGCAAGAAAAATGAGGAATTATCTAGTAAATTACAGAGCTTTTTACGATGGTAA